GGAGATTATCAGACACTTCGTCCAGAACAAAAGCATATCTATACAAGCAACCTCAAATATCAGATTATGCTTGACTCCATACAAGGGCGTGGTCCTGGGATGGCTTTTATACCTTATTGCAGTCTACCCGAACTAGAGGCTTGCATGGAGGTCTGGGGGTTCATGGAAATGATTCACAGTCGTTCTTACACATACATCATCAAGAACATCTATTCAGACCCTTCTGATGTCTTTGATCAAATTGTTACTGATGAACGCATTCTAGAACGTGCTAGTACTGTTACAGAGGCGTATGATGACTTCATCAATAGTGCCCAGCAATGGGGTACTGGAAACATGTGGCAACAAGATTTCAGGGATTCACCATCATCACACTGGGAAAGTAAAGATGTCAAAAGAAAACTCTACCGAGCAATTGCAAATGTCAACATTCTTGAAGGCATTAGGTTCTATGTCTCCTTCGCTTGCTCGTTTGCATTTGGAGAACTCAAACTTATGGAAGGATCCGCTAAAATTATCTCTCTCATCGCACGAGATGAAAACCAGCATCTTGCAATTACTCAAAACATTCTGAATAAGTGGAAGTCTGGTGATGATCCGGAAATGAAGCAGATCATGAAGGAAGAAGAAGAGTGGACTTATAAGATGTTTGAACGTGCTGTAAACGAAGAGAAGCGTTGGGCAGACTATCTGTTTAAGGATGGTTCTATGATTGGTCTAAATGACAAACTACTACAACAGTATGTCGAATGGATTGCAAATCGTAGAATGAAATCAGTTGGACTCAAACCTGTTTATGACATTTCAGCAAAAAATAATCCACTTCCTTGGACACAACATTGGATTTCATCTAAAGGACTTCAAGTTGCTCCTCAAGAGACAGAAGTAGAGTCTTATGTAGTCGGAGGTATTAAACAAGATGTCAAAGGAAACACATTCTCAGGATTCCAACTTTGATAGCATAACAGAAAAATGTTTGAATGCTTATAGACGAGCAGCAGAGTATGATGATTATATGTTTGGAAACCTTGACTATTTGGAGTCATGGATAGGAATTTCCACTGAAACTAACATAGATAGAGAGGTTACTTAACCTCTCTTTTTTATGCCTAAAAATCAACTGAACAAAGACGAATTTAAGATTTGTGTGCTAAAATTAAAGCACGAGGTAGATAAAGAATCATCAAAAGTATGGCAAGGCGATAAAGATTTAGTTCATAAATATCTAAATAAAGTTATCGATAAACTTGATGAGTATAGATATTGACTATGAGAATCCTTGGTATTTAAATGGATCTCCTTTTTTAACTCAGAATATTGAAGATAATTTTGGTTTTGTCTATCTCATTACAAACACACAAAACAATCGCAGATATATAGGAAGGAAATACTTTTGGTCATTCAGAACTCCAAAAGGTAAGAAACGCAAAGTAAAACAGGAATCAGACTGGAAAAAGTATTATGGGTCTTGTCCAGAACTTAAGGAAGATGTGGAACATTATGCTAGAGAAAATTTTAGCAGAACTATCTTATCTTTACATAAGACAAAAGGCAGAGTCAACTTTGAAGAGACCAGACAACTGTTCATCAACGGAGTTCTAACTGAAGCATTGGGAGACGGAACACCTGCGTTTTATAACTCAAATATACTTTCAAGATATTTTAGAAAAGATTACTTTGATAAATAGTTAAGTATAATTCTAACATCTTAACTGCTATGATACACAAGCATCATATTGTTCCAAGACATATGGGCGGGAGTGATAGTGAAGAAAATATTATAGAGTTGCCTTATTGGGCGCACATAGAAGTTCATAAAAGATTATGGGAAGTATATGGAAGGTTGGAAGATAAACTTGCATATTGTATGCTTTCTGGAAAAACGGAAGAAGCAGAAAAAATAAGAATAAAACTTGCTAAAATGAAATTTCAAAAATGGTTAAAAGAAAAACCAGAAGAAGTTGAAAGGTGGAAGAAAAATATTAGCAAATCCAAAAAGGGAGTAAAATATCTTCCCGATGAACATTACAAAAAACTTGGTAATAATTTAAAAGGTATTCCAAGAAGTCAAGAAGTTAAAAATAAAATTAGTATGTCTAAAAGAGGAAAGTCTATACCTCAACCAAACCAAATGAAAACCTATGAAGTTATTAAACCTAATGGTGAAGTTTTGATTGTTAAGGGTTTGAATGAGTTTTGTAAAAATGAAGGAATTGATGCTTCTAATTTATGCAATGTCGCAAAAGGAAAAAATAAACATCACAAAGGTTATAAGTGTAAATTAATAAATACCTATAAGTTATGAACTTTTTGAAATTAATTAAAAACTTTTTGGAGCACTTGACTAAAGAACCAAGTGCTCTTATAGTGGATGAACCTACTTCAGAAAAGATTACTATGGAAAAAACGATTGAACCTGTATCTATAATTCGTGATTGGTCTATCGAGCGTATTAATTTACTTGCGGATGGGGGGATTAAATCTCAGTTTGATGCAGTGGCGATTTCTGAAGAATTTGATGAATGGATTAACATTAATCCAAATCAAGAAGAGTTGGTTTATCTTGCCATTGAACCTATGGAATGGACTGAAGACCAGGAAATCGATACGATGTAATGGTTGACAAGGTTGCTCACATGCCTTATAATATGTGAGTTCTCAAGGGCAAGTAGCTCAGTGGATTAGAGCCACGCACTTCTAATGCGTTGGTCGGGGGTTCGAGTCCCTCCTTGCCCGTTGGTATCCGTAAAAAATTCCTTTTGTTATGAAAGATTATTTTATAAAGATCGTCACTCATCCTGTTACACACTATAATCTGATTACGATTGGAGTTCTGATTACAATAGGAGTTCTCCACAACCATACTCACTTCACAATGAGTAAGGATGCAGATGCTTATGTAAGGCAGTGGTGTAGATCATCAGCAGAAAACAAAAAAATTTGTATCAGTTATGGTGGAAACATGGATTATTAATGAAAAAGAAAATGAAAAAATCTGAACAAAAAATTGCAGACTGCGAGAACATTTATGATATGATTGAGATACTACAGAGTCGTATTGATGAAATAGAAAATGAACATATACAACTGATTCGTAAAATGGGTGAAATAAATAGTCGCGTAGACGAATTTTCTACAAATGAAAATTAATCTTTGGTACTCTGAGAGTATGAAGCAATGGAGATGGACTCTCTGTGAAGAAACTTCAGGAACATATTCTTCGGAATGTCATTCAGGACAGAGAGAAGATTTGAGAGAAGCAATGAATGATGTTGCTAATACGGTAGAATATATGTTAAAAAAAGAAGTATAAATATCTTGAAACTGAAGATGTATAACGTATTATACAATGGAAAATAATAAAATTAGGTGTCGTTCTTGTGGTAAAGAATTAGAAGGGCGATCAAATAAAACAGTTTCTTGTGGTTGCCCTAACATGGCAACTATTCGTGGTGATAAGATTTCAGCAGTTGATTTATCAAATGTTGTTATGATAAACTCACAACGACCCAAAAATAATAAAAGTGTCTTTTCACAGGAAGACATCTTATGGCAAGAACAAAGAAAGCAACGCAAAGTTCGTAAAATGGACTTTGAAGTGAGGTGAGTTGGCAGAGCGGTTTATTGCGTTAGTCTTGAAAACTAATGTGTCTTCACGGGCACCCTCGGTTCGAATCCGAGACTCACCGTTTAAATCCTTATAAGTTTTTTTTATTAGTGTTAAGGAATGAAAACAATTTTACTTTTATGTTTAAAGGTAAAATTATAACTATTAAATAAGCATTAATTAAATGGACAAACACACTTACGAAAATTGGGTGAAAGTAAAGAAAGCATTTGAAGAATCAGGGAATACACAAAACATGTTTTATCAAAGAGCTTGTGCTATAGTTCTTGGAGAGAAAGATCCATTATCAAAAATGCTTGATATAAAGAATGATGAATCCTTATAATGATGGATATGTGAAACGAAGTGAAGTTCAGGAAATGATTGATGATGCCATACGAAAACATAATCGTAATGCTGGAATTATCAGTATGTGTGTTGGTTGGGTTGTTCTCGCACTTTTTGCTGAGGGTCTTCTTCGACTTATTGGAGTGATTGACCCCATTTTTCCTTGGTTAAAAATAACGATTTAGTAAGTAAATGAATCAGGAAGAAAGAAGAGAGTTTTACGAGCAACTCAAAGAAAGAATAAATCAACTTAGGATGAGAAATTTGTTCGAAGAACCATGTCCACTTTACGAACCTGATGAGGAAGAAGATGGATTGGAATGAACTTTTTAGTTTTTTTGTGAGTGTTATTTATCTTTATATTGCCTTGCTGAGTGGAATAATTATTGGTTATTTTATCAGAATTAGAGACGAAGGAGATTTATGAAAAATCAAATCATTCTTATTGCATGTTTTTTGCCTATTGTTATTATCTACATAGTATTAAAACTTGCTGTTTGGGTTGAAGCAGTTAACGCAGAACAGGATTATGTCAAACGAGAACCTTCACGAAAACGAGGACCCTTCTTGGAAAATCCATATGAAGATGTTGATGCAGAGGAAGAAGAATATGGAAATAGCACAGATTATCGATGAAGCACTTCATCAGTATTATGTTGTAGAACTTGGAAAGGAAGTTCCTAATTGGAGATATGTGAAAGATCAAGATTGGTGGATAGAGTATTTGAGAACCTTAGGAATTGACCCTAAAAATCCATGATGAATTTACAAATTTTTATCCGAACATTTATGAACACTCCTTGGTGTCTTGGGGTGATAGGATTTTCTTTGGTGTTTATTCCTGTTATAGGAATGTGGGCAGTTCACAAATACAACTGGCAGCATTGGGCACCATTTGACAGAGGGCACCGGAGGTAGTATAATACTAGAGTTGAGATATCAACTGCGGTACTTCCCTTCAGTAGGTTCAGGAGTAGCGGCGATAGGAACCTACAGTTAAGGTCAGAGAAGTAAATGGAGCATGGGAGGCAATGTAATCATGTTTATTATAAGAATGTGCATTGACTTATGATATGGATTATAACCGGATACCGCACCTGCCTTAACAACTACTTGACTACATAATCACAACACCTTACAATATACAAGTAATCAAAACGGACAATGGAACTGACTGAAAAATTCAAGACTAAAGACCTTTCCACACTTCGTAGTGCTGCAAATGGGGATTTATTTCTTGATGTGAAAAATCCTAAACTTTTTAAAAAAGTTCGTCGTTACTATGAAAATAGAGGAGTAGTATTTTCTGGAGATCCTGGTGACGATTATGAAATTATGATGGACTGTCTCTATACAGACCTTGAACAACCAGTAGAAGTTGCACAATAATTTTTTTAATCATGGATTATAAAACTTCTGGTGTTGACATTATCAAAGGTAGATCCTTTGTTGAGTATATAAAAGCATTAGCACCTAATGTTGGTGGGTTCAACGGAATGATGGAGATTCCATCAGGATACGAGAAACCTGTTCTGGTATCTGGTGCTGATGGTGTCGGAACTAAAATTAATATTTGTAGGATTGCCCGTGATTACTCCACTATTGGTCAGGATCTCGTTGCTATGTGCGTCAATGACGTTATATGTTCTGGTGCTAAACCATTATATTTTCTAGATTATATCTCCACTAAATCACTTGATGCTAATGTGAGTGACATTGTA